GGGACTAACGGGAGTGATACCTATGGTCGTTGTTATAATGCTACTGCTGCAAGGCTCTTACTGAATGTTGCTGACGGTGCTACTAACTTTACCTGTACCTTATCGAGCCTAGGGTTTACTGGAGCAACTAACGCTAATTACTTAGCACTAGGCAATGGCTCAACAACTGCCCACAGAGGAGATCATGGGGCGTATGCCTATGACCATGCTACCCACGTTAATGGTCAAGCCAACGGCTACGAACACATCCCAGCTAGCGGTTCTTCTGGACAATTCTTAGGGTGGTCATCCACTGGTATAGCTGCATGGGTTGCTAATCCAAACACCAACACCAACACCACTTATAGTGCGAGTAACGGTGTCTACATGACTGGCACAGATGTCCGACATAGTGGTAACGGGGGGCAGGGGTCTATTAACCTCTCTGGACAGAACTTCATTCAGGACTTAACCCTCGACGCTTATGGTCACATTACCGGCTACAGCTACGCTCTTGCTAGTGGTGGTGGTGGTGGTGGAACCACTTGGAACGGAATGGAAAATATTAGCGTACTTAACGTACTCCCATAATGTCTACAGTACTAGAATCCGACTTGGTACTGGTTGAACGTAGCAATACCGTTTACCAAGAGCGCGTCGAAGATTTGATGCATAACGCCGTTGACTCCGACCTGCTGGCGGTAGAACGGGGCGGAACTGTCTACAAAGAAACTTGGGGAGACCTCAAAGATGTGGGGCCATACATGGGGCCACAGGAGACGATGAGCCTTACTAATACTTCTGGTACTCCACAGGTCATTGCTGCCACAACCCTACCGACAACTTTCTATAATGTTGGAAGTGGGGATTATTCTGGTGCTTATCGAACGTGTGATACCCGTGTTAACGTATGGTATTATTCTGGTAAATACCATTATCAAGACAGCTATTGGACGGGATACCTTTACTTTGGACAGAAGAATACTGCCAATACATCGTGGCAGGGAGATATGTCCATAGGAAACATTCAGATACTACAGGGAGACGGGAGAGCATATAGACACTTCAGCGGCTACCCCGGTGCTGGACAGGATTGGTGCTTTGCCAACTCCAATAACGCAGGGTCAGGGTCTTGGTATACATCAACCTCTACCCAGAACTATGGCACATCCACCCCTTCGGCTCCTAGCGGTTTATCCTTCACAAGCATTGGCACAAGCATGTCTGCAAGGAGATGGGCGCGAACGACTTCCACGGGTTCTTCATATTGTGGGGCTAACAATGGAACATCACCTTTCAACACTAACATCTCAACCCAGCACAACTACCCTTGCGGAGGTGGCGCGAAAATTCTACCCGCTCACAACGGAACCGTTTCCCAATACAATTACTCTTACTACGCTTGTGTAGAGACCACCGGGATGAATACCAACGATATCGCTTGGATGAGAACAAAACAGTCGGTGCGGATTTATAATGGAGACATACTGAGATTCTCTTATGGAGGAGGGATGGGACAGAGTAGCTATGCCGGTACTTCAGCGGCAGGAACCTTCTGGTGGTACTTAAATTGACCTATGTCTAACGCACAAAGCGACTTATTATTAGTTGAGCGGAGTAACACCGTTTATAAGTGTACCTATGAAGACTTCCGAAAAGGAGCGTTCGCCTCAAAGGGTATTGTATTAGCAATCACACGGAATTGGACTGCCAGTTACACAGCTACAGGAGGACAAATTTATGGGTCACCTTCTGGTACAACTTGGTACGCGCAGGGTTCTACCACGATGAGCCTAAGCACTACAGGTCTGTCTGCCAATACGAGCCAGAGTTATGCACGAAGGCCTGCTATGCAGGTTTATGTAGATAACCTAGGGGGAACCGGCACAAGCGGGTGGAGTGATTGGGTTATCAACTACATGTACTGGGGGGCGTATGATTCTTACGATTGGATCAACGGAGGAAGCGGTAATGGGTACACATCAAATATAAATATCTTCAACATCCGTGCTGTCGAACTTCAGGGTGCTATACGCTCCCCTGATGCTACCATTTCTAAAATCAGATTCTATCTAGGCAACGGATACCAGTACGCCAGCGGGTCTGATTTCAAGATAGGCTACAAGTTAATCGATGACGATGGCACAGGGGATTTCATCAACACAAAGTATTCAGGAACCACAGGAGGCTACTTTACAACCTTCTACAGTAGCTCAAGTGTGCCTAGCATGCTTACGTCTGGTGGGTACAAGGATTTCACAGCAAACCAATACAACATTAGCTGGACTTAATTATGGCACTCTTACGAAAATTTGGCGCACCTCCCACCCATGACCCAGACGGGAATGCTTTAGAATACCCCGTGGATGCTCCGACAGGCGTCGATGCCTATTGGAGGGTTAGGGACTTACATGTACGGTACGAGAAGGAGTATGAGGGGGATTCTTCGATGACCTGTTCGTTTCAAGTGGAAGGTCTCATAAATGAAACCAAGGTTAGGTACAACTCGATCTTCAACGGCGCGATGGACGAGAACGAAGAGGGAACATGGGAACAAGGTCACATTACTTCCTCAGAATACTTAGAAGCACAGGGAGCCAGACAATACGATATGACCGTGGCCCCTGATACTTCCCACAGCGAACTGGTGGATAAAGCCTATGAACACCTAAAGACCCTTGATCTTTTTAGTAATGCTGAAGACTGTTAAACTTCTTCTATTGTTTTTGATTACCATCTTAAGCCTACAGGCTGAGACGAAGATTGAAATAGATACGCCTGTTCTTAAGTTTCTTCCCAAAAGAAGCTACTTCATGCTCCGCATCACGGGGGCATCTAATCAAGTTTATACCGTAGAATTTTCTAGAGGAGCTTACGACAGAGGAAAGCTAGAGTGGATACAATTGGCTGACATTAAAACCAATAGTGCGGGGAGATGGGTATCACCACTAACCAGAGTTGTAGGCCCACAGGCTTTCTTTAGAGCGCGACCAAAAGGAAGTAGCGGTGGCGGCTCACAGAATTAGTTTGATTCTAGAGGCTCGTTAACTTAGAACGCCTCGCGGTGAGTATCTGGCAATCTTGGACAAACAACGATATGGTTACTGGAGAAAAACACAAATGGGTAACAGCAGAATGGACTACGACAGACGCAATCGAGACGGACGGAGTCGTGTCGAAATGGCATCTAGTTCTTCGAGGGAAGGGGGAGCAGAATGTAGCGACGATAACCGAAGTTGTGCTTGTAGACGAAGAAAACTTGAAGCCGCTCGTAGAGTGGACGAACAAAGAGATAATAGAATTTCGAGAAGGAGTGAGAGCGAGTAGAGGCTGGGATTCAGAAATGCAACGGTACACTTCTAGAGTTGACAGCTAAATTATTAACCATTAAAGTATTAACGGAGTCCGATTATGGAAGAGAACAAAAGACCAAACGAAGAAAACATGACCGAGGTTCAAAAGTCCTTAGGGGCGCTTAACCTATTGTATCAGGCGGCTGTATCGGGAATGCCCGTGGGACTTGTCCCTGCAGCTAGGGAAGCACAGATGAAGGGATTAGAAGAAGCTGGAAATACATTAGTGGCCCTCATACAGGGGGACGGTAGTGTAGCACCGGCAGTTTTACCTGAACCTGAAAAATAGATGGCTAAAAGTGGTAGAGGTGATAAAAATCTTTGGAATCAATGGAACAGTCATGGGTGTGGTGACTCTAACGGATATCGAGTTGATCCTTAAGATAACATTGCTTACTGCAACTATTGCTTGGACAGCAGCAAAGGCGATTAACGAATGGCAAAAACTAAAGAAGAAAAGCTAGGCGATCTTTTTGGTTTAGTCTGCGATGACCTTACTCTGAGGATAAATGACGGGGTTGCTACATCAACTGATCTCAATGTTGCGAGGCAGTTGCTGAAAGATAACGGAATAACCGCTGCCCCTGCAATTGAATCCCCATTAGAGGGTTTAGCCAATGCGCTCCCGTTTCCAGCTACTGAAGAGCTTAAGAAAGTTCAAGAGGGTCGGTAGACCTAATCGCTCCAAAAAGCCCTTAGAGACCCCTTTCTGGGCTCCCTAGACTATGAAGGGAATAGAAAAGGTAAGAGACTTCAGAAACTTCCTGTTTCTTACGTGGAAACATCTGAATCTCCCTGATCCGACACCTACTCAATACGACATAGCAGAGTACGTCGATAACGGCCCTAGACGTTGTTGCATACAGGCTTTTCGTGGGGTGGGCAAAAGCTGGATTACCTCTGCTTATGTGTGCCACCAGCTTCTTATGAACCCATCTCTGAATATATTGGTGGTTTCAGCCAGTAAAACCAGAAGTGACGACTTCTCGACGTTTACCCTGAGGCTTATCAGCGAGATGCCTATTCTGAAGCATCTGATTCCTAAAGAAGAGCAGCGGAGCAGTAAGATTGCCTTTGATGTCGGGCCTGCCCCTGCTGCCCACGCTCCTTCTGTAAAGTCTGTAGGAATTACAGGGCAGCTTACTGGTAGCCGTGCTGACCTGATCGTGGCTGATGATGTTGAATCCTTGAATAACTCCCTGACACAGGTGATGCGCGATAAGATTCAGGAAACTATTAAGGAATTTGACGCTGTTCTGAAGCCTAATGGTCGTATCGTCTACCTAGGGACGCCCCAAACGGAGATGTCTGTCTACAACATCCTTCCTGAAAGGGGGTACGAGATCAAAATCTGGCCCGCCCGTATACCATCAGCGAAGATCAAAGATGCCTACGGAGATAGGCTGGCTCCCTACGTCGCTGGACTATGCGAGGAGTGGGAAGTAGGCACTCCTGTAGACGCTGACAGATTCGACGATATTGACCTGAAGGAGCGGGAGGCCTCCTACGGTAAAAGCGGGTTTGCCCTCCAGTACATGCTGGATACGACTCTCAGCGATGTCGGGCGGTATCCCCTCAAGCTGCGAGACCTTATTGTCCACCCTCTAGATGACGATGTTGCTTCCCCCAAGCTAACTTGGGCTAGTTCCCCAGAACTCGTCTGGAACGACCTACCAGCCGTAGGCTTGGCGGGAGACCGCTACCACAGGCCTATGGAAGTGGCTGAAGGCCACCAGAAGTATTCAGGCGCGGTGATGGCCATTGACCCTGCAGGCATGGGTAAAGACGAAACAGCCTACGCTGTAGTCAAAATCCTCAATGGACAGTTGTTTGTAACGGCTTCTGGAGGGTTTATGGGTGGCTATAGCCCACAGATTCTCAGGGGTCTAGCCAAGGTGGCTCGACAGAACAAGGTAAACCAGATCATCGTTGAGTCGAACTTCGGTGACGGTATGTTCAGTCAACTTCTTAAACCTGTCCTTTCTCAAGACATAGGATACCCCTGTACTGTAGAAGAAGTTAAGCACAACATTCAGAAGGAACGTCGGATTATAGACACTTTAGAGCCCCTAATGAACTCCCATAGGTTGATCATCAGTAAATCTGTAGTTGAGAAAGATGTAGAAGGAGTAGATGAAGATGTCTTAGGCTTGGGGGCTGCTAATAGAACATTGTACCAACTGTTTTATCAGTTGTCAAGGATAACCTTCGATAAAGGAGCCCTTAGACACGACGATAGGCTGGATGCACTAGCGATTGCCTGCAGTTACTGGGTTGAACACATGGAAGCCCACGTAGACCGCGCGGTAGCCGACTATAGAGATGAGATGATTGACCTTGAGCTAGAGAAGTTCCTAGATTCCCACGATAAACTGTGGGGTAATACTAGGGCTAAAGAGCTTACTTGGATGTAACCCTTGCTGCGCGTCGGGAATCACCCAGAAGT